GCTTAATGTCCTCTAGAATTCCGAATCGCTGAGCGATCGTAGTTTTAAAATCACGATCTTTTAATATCCTTGAAGGACTTAAAAGAACCTGATCTTTAAGAGGTACATTAGGATCATAAACAGCAAAATTCTCAATCACGGTGAAAATATCCATGAGTTTCTCACGGATAGCTTGACCTTGTTTTGAGAAATAACCTCTTGAGGTAGTCAATTGTGACAATTGATTAAAACTCAGAAGGTGGGTTAACTTTAAGTCAGGGACCAACAGAAGGCGTACCGCCCTCTTAACTGGACCTCTTATCTTTAGGGCCTTTGGATTCCTATATGGGAATCCTAATCCCCCAAAGGCTTTGGGTAAGTACGGCTCGAGCCCTACTTCCCAAAGAGACTTAATAGTGTGTCGATAGACATGATTCCCCCAAAGGACATAATCTTTATAATTTGGAGAATCCAAATTATATCGAAGTGCGGAAAGAACTGCACTTCCCTGGGAGACCCAGGGAGGTAAGTCCTTTTCACCTGGTAGCCTAGACACCGGCTTGGAGAAACTCCGAGACGGGATATAGTCTAACCATTCGACCTTTGCGGAAGTCTTTCTAAAGAAATGCTCTGTAAACACAGCGTAATCTTTGGATATAAAGTCAACATTCTTAGAAAATTGACCGCCAAAGAAACGATGTAACGCGCGATACATCGCTACTCCCCTAATCTCAGTGAACATTACGAGGTCATCCCCGCAAAGTTCAATTGGGATGGAATCGAGTTCTAGTGATGTGCTGAGCAAATCATCTAGAAATCTTTTCCAACGTTCAGACTTGATTGCTTTAATGTAATTAAAGCATCGATCTTCTAACTCTTTCAGAGAAGGAGCTGAAGGAATGAACGAGTGAAAGTAGCGAGTGAGTCGCACCAGAAAATAATTGTAACAGTTAAGTAGCAACCAGGATATAGGGTGCCCCATAAGGGTACCTTGTATCTGGTCGACTTTGGATCCGTCAGGGTAAACTAAGTTTACTATCGGGACTAGGTACTGGCATGAAAGACGCAGTCTTTCATCAGTACTCCAAAGGTCGGGTTGCTTGTCGTGGATATGTTCAACAAATCCACTAACAAATCCGAGGAGGAGGTCGTGAGGGATTAAATCCGTCGCTGACCTCTGATCCGCGGAGTACA